GTTACGTTCCAAGCGTCCGTAACGGTCTGGAACGGCCCAATTGTAGTGCCGACTTTCAGCCGAGGCTCCTTATAAATCAGGCTGCTTACTCCGTCCCCAGTGTAACTTGATGTGGTTCCGGATAGGTTCTGCACCCTATATGTGAGTGAACTGCCCGCCGTTGTAGACGGCGTACTATCCATCAGAATGTTCCAGTACTCGCCATCGAACGATGCGCTACTGGAGTGCACAACACCAGTCGAACCAACGCTGTTAGTAACCACCCCGGTGTCTAGGTCGACACTAATGCGGGTGAAATTTGCGGCGGAACTTGCATTAAAAAGGGTGCAGCGTAAATTGCGAGACCCAACACCGCGCTTAACTTTTATGCCGAATTGAAGCCTATTCGTTGGATCAACTACTACAGCCTGCTGAACAGTGTGTTCGCCGGCAGATGAGTTCTCGACAAACGTCAGCACCCCAGCGGATGCGCTGCGCGAACCATTGCCAACTGTCCACGGTGTCAACGATGAAAAATCCGTGTACGTCAGAGGGGTAACCGTCCGCCCCTTCGGCAGATTGCCCTGTCGAGGCTGCGCAGGCGCGTTGGCTTGCGTGAAATCCAGATTACCAGCCACCTGACTATCAATCAGCGCGATGGTCTCGCCTGCCTCATTTGCAGGAGTCGTGCCGCCAGTGTCTTGATACGCGACTAGTGGCTGGTATAGGCCGCCGCCTTGGCCATTCTGAAACGCATAGCGCAATTGCCACGCATTGCGCCAGCCTCTGTGTAGAGCTATTTTGTGGCTTGTTCTCATGGGCTAAGTATACCTCAAATCAGGGGTATGTCAGGGTTACATCTTGGCCGGCAAGGGTGAAGGTGCCTTCGTCAAGTCTGATAACGTAGGTTGTGTACTCAAACGACTGCCGCAAGATATCGCCGCCATCATTTGTAGGATTATGGATAATGATATCTACCACTCCCTCACCGTCTAACCACTCAGGAACGTCGCAGGTAATCTCTGTGTCATCTACAAATACCGTGTTGTCTGCTTCAACGAGAATATCCGGCCATTGCCCAAAATAAACAATGCAGTCACTAGTAAACCCTGTGCCGGTAATTACCATTGCACCACCACCAGCAACGCTGTCAGCCGTGTTATCAATTGAAGTGATGCTGATATTTTCAGCGGCACCATAAACAAACTCATCTAAAGCCTGATTTGTCCATCCTCCCTGTATCGCGTCTACCAAAACCGAACCTGACCCGGCAGGAGTAACGCATTGGATAACTTCAACACTAACTGCTGTAACTCCAGTTGCGGCATTACCATCAAAGTCAATCGTTGTAGATGAATGGAAACCGCCGCCACGTATTGTGACTCGCTGCCCGCCCGCCGAATTTCCAGAAAGCGGGAAAAAGGAATCTATCACAGGGACAATGGCAGCAACGGTAATGGTTGCCTGCCTTTGTTGTCCGTTAGCATTTTGGGAGCGCGCATAAAACGTGTAATCGGTATCGTCTGTGTCGCCTTCAATCGTGATCGTTGTTGTTGCGCCTGTGTAATAAAGCGTTTCTGCTGACCCATCGACAGATACATACCACTCAATGCCAGCGCTTATATCGCCTTCTGCTGCATAGGAATATGCGGTCAGAGTGATGTCGGTGTATGTGGGCGCTTCGGTGGAAACTGGGCTTGTTATTTGAATTGATAGCGGATACTTCGGCACCAATGCCACATCTTCATTGGCTGTCCATCCATGAGAGGACGCGCACGACGCTGGCGATGTCAGAGACTCATACAAGATAACAAGGCCGTAAGCAGAGCCGCTTATTGATGAAAATGCGGCCGAAAGCCCCTCAACGCCACACCATACCGTTGCGTCAATGTAGCCAAGCGAGACTATGTTGTAAAAATGATCCTTGCTTCCAAACTCTACCGTTTTACCTGATGTTAGGCCTACCAAATAAAAGCCGGGGGTTGTATTGAAAAAACTTTCTTCAAGTGTGCCAAACGCATAACCAAGCGTAACAAGCTGCGAATAGAAGCCATCAAAAAACGCATAGCAATAATACCCGGCATCTAACCCACAAAAAATAGCCGATCCCGGCGTAGTTCCGCTGCCAGTTGATCCTCCACTTACTGTGCCGGCTCCAATGCCAATATCATCCACAATTGCGCCGGCTTGGGTGACCGCAGTGTCATACAGTGCAGAATCACCCGTAACCTTTACAAAAAGAATCCCCTCTGTAGGCAATCCAGTTCCATCATAAGTAAAGGTCAATTCAGTATTGGCCCACGCGCTAACGGTCTGCTCAACAACAACATCATCGAAGGCGGGGGTATTTGCAATTTCAAGTTTGCCAGTACCTTGCGTAGCTCCGAATGATCGGCCAGTTATGTCATACGTTAGGCCATCTTCGATATACAGTGGCAATATGTCGATAGCCAATTGAGTACGGGCAACGAACGCGCCGAGCGGTGAGCGAACCCGCATTCCCAAATCCGAACGGGTATAGATAAGGCCAAGGCTCACGGAGGAGCCTCATAAGCCCATGCTCGGCCTTGATTCATTTCAATGTAAATAATTGGCAGTGGGGTTGGGTCATTTACCCCAGTATCGCCCTGTACCTTAATCGCATATATTTCATTCCCGACAACGTAAGCCGGAGTTATAAAGTGCGTCTCAGTATCAACGCCATCTGTTGCGCTACGCTCACTTGCGCTTGCATAAGTGTAGGTAACGCCTGAAATTGTCTCGCCATCAAAAGGGGTGCGGCGCAATTCGTAAACTTTTGCAACATAGACTGTATTCAAGTCCGCGTCTTGGCATTCTAAGTAGTCGTTGTTGTGTGCCACCAGCGTAAGAATGAGAACCGGAGAACCGCCTGATTTCCCTTTAGGCTGTCTGGTCGCCGGAGCGCTGACACCAGTAACAGGCCTATTCACCGCATCAACAATGGCATTCATCTGCCGCACAGGCAGAGCCATCATGCCAGAGCGGAAGCGCGGAACACTCTTATCAATGGTTCTACGCGGCATGGTCTACCACGGCAAATCCAAACCAGAGAAGCTGACTTCCTGATATATAGTTGCGATAGTCACGCCGTCCAACGTAGCAATATCAATGTCAGCATGAGGCCTATCCGTTTCAGGGTCGATATAGATGCACGTTGCATCCCATGTGTTAGGGTTGTATTGAAAGCGATAGGACACGTTCCACTTATACCCGCCATCAACGCTGATACCTTCAATGCCAAGGCATAGCAAAGTACGGGCTGCAAATGATCCAACAATGGCAGAGTTTACGTTGCCTGCATAAGTACTTGCCTTCGTTAGCGGGCTTTCCGATTCCAACCGTTCAAATGTGATTACAGTCTGGGGAACTTGAATCTCAACATCTCCCACCTGTGTAGGCTGGCCAGTCAAAGCCACCGATATTTGCACCCCGTCTTTATCCTTTGACGTTCTTTCGGCAGATACGGAAGCGCCAACCTGTATAGTGCAATCATCCGGGTCTAGCACTTCAGGGTCAGTCTGCAAGAACTCAGGGGCCGAGTATTCAACTTGAACGCTGAATACCCCGCGCTCACCGCTTATATGTGTGCAAGTGATAGTGCGCGCATAGATTGCCGCGTATTCACCAACACCGCCAGTGTATGGATGCTGTTCAAGGTAGACCGGGATTCCAGTAGCAGCCAGTACATCCTGCTTGGTTTCTCCAGCGTCACAAGTAGCAACAAATATCCGCGTAGCTATCGGTCCAGCCGGAGTCAGCGCAAAGCTGGAGCCTTCAATCACATCCTCGACAACGGTTATCGTCATATCACAACCGCCCTGCTTTGCTTAACCATAATCGACAAGTACCCGTTTGTTTTCTTCGCTTCTTCAATCTGTTTTTTCTCGCCGGTCGATATGCTTGACCCGCCACCGCCGATGGAAACGCGGGCAAGGTCTACTTGCCGGAACTCGGCAGACTTAGCACTGCCAGACTCATCGCCCATGCCGGGTAATTCCATCATCTTCAGCGCGCTAGAAGTTTTCGCAGCTTCCAACTGGATGCCGTCAAAGAATGACTTAACCTTCTCGCCTTGCAAGCCTTGTCCAAAACTAGCGGCAGCTTCCCGCAACTTATCAGCAGACTCAGCAGTAGAATCGACAAACGTATCAGTCATGTCTTGCAGCATGTTACTAGCGCCCTGCAATACATCAATTCCAACTAGCTTGAATATCTCATTCCAGCCGTCAACAATTTTGGAAAGCACGCCAATAATGATAGTGCCAAGTCCTTTAACTCCGGTGGCAAACAATTGCCAGCCAGTAATCACAAGCTGGATTCCATTCGCCACTACTGACAACGCCTTTGCAATGTGATTCAGCGCATTACTAACCACCTGCCCGCCTACGTCGCCTTGCTTGGCAAAATCAAGAAACCGATTAGCAGCCACTTCAATAAACGGCGCAAGCTGCACTGCAATCCTGCGCGCAACTCCGCTGACAGCTTCGCCCATCCTTGTAATGGAATCATTAGCATTTTCTATCGCCACGCCTTCAATGCTGGAAAAGGTAAGACCCAATTCTTCAGCTTCTTTCTGTGCGGCCCGCAATCCATCCGCGCCCTGTTCAAAAAGTGCGCCCATTGCAAGGCCGGACTTGCCGAACATCTTGGTTAAGTATTGTGCTTTTTCTGCCGCACCACTAATCCCGGCGTAATGGTTCGCCACTTCTTCAAGCCGTGCACTTGTAGAACGTCCAGTCAATTCTGTGTTTTTGTTGATCTTCAGAATAGCGGCGGAAAGCTTGTCACTCTCGACACCTGCAAGGCTCGCTGCATGCTCATAGCCGACAAGCTCTTCGGTAGAAAGGCCAAGGGTGCGGGAAAGTTTGGAAGTTGCGTCTACAGCTTCCAGTTGCTGTTTAACGAGAACAGAAGCGGCACCAGCGGCAACGCCGGCAAGGGCTGCGCCGTACTTGGCAAGGGTGCCAACGTGCTGAGTAAGGTCGCTGGCAAAGTCTCCCGCAATCCTGCGCGCCTTCTTGAACCCTTTCTCGAAATTCCCAATGCGGGCAGTAAGGCTAACTCCTAGACTTGCTATCGTTGCCATATTGCCTCCTCAAGATTTCCAGCGCGGTCATCGGGTCTATATCGGTACTGCGTGCACTCTCGCCAAAGTTTGGCATAAAGTCCTGCAACTTGAATGCCCCACCGCCGCGCTTTTTCATTCCCTGAGCATTCGCAAGCGTCATGCAAATGATGGCGGTTCTTATATCTTGCCGCTCTTCGCCGAAGGGGTCTAGCTCATAGACTCGTTGCCATTCAAACAACAATGAAGTCGGTGAACCTTCCATCATCTTGTCGGGGTCATAATACCCCAGCGCCCTAGCTAACTTGAACTGAAACAGCCTCAGCGGGCTATTTAGTTTTTTTTAACCTCAGCGGCATCATCACCAAGACCAGACAACTCAAGCGCGGCCTCGGTGAACTCTCGCAAGAATGAAATGGCGGCATTGTCTCGTACAATATCAACATCATCATAAAGCGGCTTGCCAGAAGCATCACAGAGACACGACACCACCAGCAAAGCGCCAATCTCGGCAATCAAGTGAGGCTCTTTAGCAGCGCGGGTCAGGAGTTCCAAAACCCGCGTTGCATGTGCGCCACCGTTCAACGTGCGAATGAATACCTTTTCGCCGCCGACTTCCCGTTCGGTTATCTTGATTCCCAAAGCCATTATGCGAAGCTCGGGCCGGTCTGGCCGTCATACTTGAACAGGTAAGATGCAGTCATCTTATCTTCAAGCGGGGTTTCCGAAGAGCGCGAAACGAAAGCGCCAGTGCCGGTCATGGTCGATGAATCTGGCCAAGTAATCGTCAGCGTCGCTTCGGTTCCAACAGGCGGCGGGGTAGCAGGGTTATAGTTGATCTGCACATTAACGCCGGGGGTTTCTTTCAGCTTGCCGAACTTCTTCTTCCGATACGCCGGACCGCCGGAAATATCAATGCTCATGCTCGAAACATCAATGACAGGTACTTCCTCGTCATCAATGGAGAAGCTAAGCACTTCGCCTGTGAACGTGGAACCGCTCGAAAAAACTACAGTACAGCCAGTGCCTATACCAATTGCCATACAAAACCTCCTACGGTTTCAGTGCTTCTTTCGTTATGCCAGCGCCAATATCACTCGCAATGCTGTTAATGCTTTGCTCTTTGTGGTCATCAATCGCCGGCCTGATAAATGGATATGCAGGAGCGCGAATGTGGCCAAACTCTACCGCGTATGGGTAGTAATACTTGTCTTTTGCATCAATGCCCAATGCTTCCCGCGTTGGATTCTCCGGGCCAAGCCTGATCATTCCTTTGACGTTTGCAGACTTGATCTTTGTTTGTTTGTAAGCGGTATACATCACGCCAGAATCAACAAGGCCACTTGTAAGGATGTTATCCGCCACCCTATCACGCGCCTTCACCGCTTCCTTTCTCAGCGCACTCCGGACAATGGTTTTCTGCGTTTTCAAGACAAGGTTATGCAGCTTCTTTTCAAGCTCTGCAAATCCTTTGACGTTGAAACTAACAACAGCCACGCATCACCTCAAAAAGCTAACCATGTAATCCTGACTCTGGCTGGTAATCAGTGAGGTAGCATCGAAAATGTCAGGCCCCTCAATATCAGGGTAAATCGAATCACTGTTAAAACCGTTAACCATCCCACGAGTCTGCGGACAAGCTGCCCTGACTTGCGCAAGTATCTGCTTTACCTTCGCGTAGCCTGAAACTCCATTTGTATCCTTGGCAAACACCGTAACTTGTATTCTGTGCGTCACCAGATATTCATCCTCGAACATCCCCAGCGTGTTGTACTGGTTACCCGTAATCTGCCGGATTGTAATCGCCGGCAACTCAGCGGGTACTGGCATAACACCTGTTTTGATTGATGCAGTACCTACCAAATCAGTCAAACCAACATGGCTGCACAACAAGTAGTGAATTATTGCAGTGCCGCTCATGGGTAACTGGAATCAATCACGAAATCAAACCGATTGATTACCGCGCCCGGAGTCCATGCGCCTTTCGCCTGAACAACACCGATCAGGGTTTTCGTATCGAGCGTGTCGTATTCCATCAGCGGAGCCGTCGACGATACCGAACGCTGCCAGCCAGTTACGCCAGCGGCAGTCGTCAGACCAGCCGGATTACGCCAGCTAGATGAGCTGAAATTGAATACCGCTATCAAGTCACGGAATGCCGCGGCGGTAATATCCATCGCTGCGTTATCAGCAGGGTAACTGCCAGCAGCAAACGGGATAGAAGTGCTAGGCCGGAACAG